AAAATACCCGGTGATTGAGGAGCACCACCAAAAAATGCAGTAAATGAATTTTTAATAGATGTTGCAAAATTATTCAATGCTGAACCTAACAGAGAACTATTTTGTGTAGTAGATGGTGCCCATTTAGATTGAAATGATGATATTCCTTTTGCTGCATCAGAACCACGAATCAATCCTTTTCCCTGACCTGTATTGCCTGTTGGTAAAGCATCATTACCCACTGTGCTTTTGGGTGTTTGAAATCCACTTTCCAAATTTATACCTACCACCGATGTTACTGAATTAGCAAGACCAAGCAAACCACCTTCAATATGTCTTGTTGGCATATTTCCTATTCCCAAAGTCAAAGGAGCAATAGTGGAGAGAATAGGTGATAAAGGATTGTAAACTCTAGTTTCATCAAATGATGCCAACCTTTGAATAGCAGTTTGAGAAACTAGAAATTGAACTCCCCATGATGATATAAGAAAATTGGAAACTCTAACTACATCATTTATAGAATCTTGATTGATATTTACCAAATCAGTTAATGATTGAACGGATTGTGGTAATTTAGCAAAAACAGAATTTTGAGCATCATCTATAAATGTGTAAATAAATGGTTGTCTATTAGAAAGAACACTAGCCAAAACACTATCATGATAATTAGTATAAGGACTAAATTTATGATAAAGATAGCTACTATTATAATCCAACAAAAGCTGTATTTTGCCGGGTGCTGGACCAGAAGGATAATTCGGCGGAACTACAGGAAGTGTTGGTGGAAAATCTGAAAGCTTAATTACTGTTGTTGTTCTGTTAGGCATATATTAATAAGTATATTACACCAATTGACCTGTATAAGCTAATCTTCTTCCCATCAAAGCATCTAGCTTCTGGGAATCGATGTAAACATTGGCGGTTAAACTACCATTTTTAAAATCAGTTCTTAAATCGTTAATAGCATCTACAATTGATGATAATCTCTTCACAAGTTCATCACTCATACCACCAACTGTGGTAGTTAAAGCATCCGATGATTTTTTAATATCCACAGATGGCTTACCTCTTTCTACAGTCATTGCGGTTTTAGCCTCAGGGGAAATGTTACCACCTATGCTGGTGCTTCCCATTAGTTTTGATATAATAGGAAGCTTTTTAATAAATTCCCAAGCTTTTTTAAATGGTGAAATCAAAGCTCTAAGTATCAAACCTTCAACTGCAACTATTCCTTCAAGAATTAATAGTCCCAATTGGGATGGAGATTCCCCAACCCAAAACTTTTTAATTATATGCCAAGCCCTTTTAAAGGGGTCAAGTAATGACCCAAATATTTTAGTAGCAAGCCAATCCAGAAAACTAAGGATTTTTCCTGCTAATCCAAAAGTTAAATCATTAAGTGCTTGTAATAGTGATTTAAAAACCAATCCAAAAGCGCGAGCAACCGACATCCAACCTGTTGCTGCTTTGGGATCGTGCCAAAGTTTCCATAAATTTACACTTAAATGATAAATAAACATTAACGGAAGAAGAATTTCACCAAATACCTTTCCAATTGTTTTAAAAAAAGAACCGAAAGAACGGAAAAAAACATTGATATATTTAAATCTCAACCCCAAAGTTTCAACGCTTTTACCTATCATTTGTAATACCGTATTAGTTTTTAAAAATAAATCCCTAGCATATTTAAAAGGATAAGTGATTGCTGTATATAATCCTTTTGCTAAATTCATTATAATACTTGGTTTTTTAATACCAAAAAACCATAAAGCAACATCATCAAGATAATCAATAACCAATCCTAATATAAATGCCCATCTAGCCATACCCATATTTATTTGATTTAAAACCCATGCTGCACCTGTTAAAATCCAAACTATAGGCGGTAGAAGAAAATAAAGCATTTTTTGCACAACAGCATGTATAGCTAATGTTATAGTTTTTAATGATTCTGCATTTGATAATTCTTCCAATTTTGTTTTATAACTTTTTGCTGCATCATCTGCCATTGCTTTATTAGCTGCTCTTAATTTATCATACTCTGCTACTTGCTTTCTAAGTGTGTCATCACCCCTAAGTAACCTCATTTCCCTATCTGATTGTGCCATTTTTGCCAACTCGTCAGCAGATTTACCCAACGCTTCTGCTACAGCATTCTGCTGGAATGGGTCAAGATTTTCAAAATTAGTTTGTCTTAATATATTTAAGATTTCTTTGTTTAATCCAGCAATATCCCTATGATATGCTAATTCACGAGCTTTCTGAAGATTTATAGCTTTTCCAACCAAAACACTCATATTCATTTCAGCATTTACGCTTCTTGTGAAATCCAACAAAAAACTTGAAGTTCTAACTGCTGAGTCTAAACTTGTACCCATTCTTCTTGCTTCCACTGCTGCTTTAGCAAGGGCTAATGAATCTCTCGTTAAAAATTGGTAACTCGATTTTGTAGCTGTTGCAACATCACCCATTACTTCATTCAAATTTGTACCTGCGGCAGCAGACAATTTGGCAGTAAACAAGGCTATACTCGTTTGAGAGTTCATAGTAGCTTGTGATACCTGCCCCATAACTCTTAAAAATTCAGCAGATGTTGTTTCTGCAACACCAAGTTGAACTGATAGGAAAGTCATATCTTCGACCATCTCCCTTGTAATAATTTGAGAAGTTCCTATAGTGGCAGTTATAGCTAACATTGATTTATAAACATCTTCAGCCATTATACCGATATGAGCATAATCATATGTTATAATTCTTGCTACTTTTTCTAACCTTTCAGAATCCATTCTTACCAATCCCATAGTTTTTCTGAATTCTGCAGCAGCTTTATCTATTTGTTGAAAATCTTTAAACAATTTTATTGCATAAATTCCCATAGATATAAGCGTAACATAACCTAATGCTGTTTTAGTTGTCATTCCTTTCATCATTTCTATCATCCTAGCTGACGAACTAAATCCTAGTTTATCCAATACTTTTTCTAATGTTACAGCTTTTTCTTGAAGTTTTGTTTGTGTATTTAATTCTTTATTAGCAGATATTAATCCTTTAATTTTTTCAGCATTTGGAACTCTTCCTCTTCCTATAGAATACAATATTTTTTCTTCAGCCTTAACAAGATTTGTCTTAGTCTCGTATTCCTTCTCACTTATTTCCCCTCTATCCAGACTTTCTTGTAACCGGTCCTCTTCTAGTTTTAGAAGATGTTTTTCTAACCTTATACCCTCTTTTTTAAGTTCCAAAAGATATCTAAGTTTCTCATTAATACTTTCAACAAGCTGAGCTTCTTCTTTTAATTCTTGTTTTGACCTTTTTGGTTGTTCTGCCATATGGATACACTTCTGGTGTTATAAACTATAAATAGTGAAAAACCAAAAGAATTATGCAGGTTTCCTTATATTGGGATGGGAAACAAATTTAGATTTTGGAGTCATATCAGAATCTTGATTTTTCATTTCATTAGATTCTTTTTCTTTTTGGTCAAATAGCATTCTTAAATAAAAATATCTAAGAAACACAGGCATAGTATAAACTTCATCGTGTGTAAAGCCACCATTACTGTGATAAATCAAATAAAAAATTTCTTGATGAATCCTTACTTTATCTTCAGGAGTTAGCGTCAGGGAATAGAAAGGATGAGCCTAAAGGCATATCCAATCTCCTTTCAAGATCACATTCAGAACATTTAAAATCAAATGTCATATCTACATCTGGATTATATTCCCTCATGTGCTTTCTAAGTGCTAAACTGTCTTTAGCAACCATTTTTTCCTCTATAAACCTTCTAATACCAACTCTATCCATGTTACCGTCTATAGAAGTAAATAAATATTTCAATCGAGTTGTAAGTTCTCCAGTATTCTCTTTAGAAATTTTTTTAATTTGAGCTAATTCAGCATCTATTGATTGTTCATCAATTTTACTCATTAGTTTATATGTTATAGTGACACCCGAACTCGGTAATTTAAACGTAAAATTATTTTGGCCCTTCGGATATTCGTCAAAATTAAAAGGTTTGTATGAAAGTTTTGAAAGGTCTATTTTTACTTTATTTTGTGCTGAGCATCTAGGGCATTCAATTAAAACGTCATATTCATCTCCGTATGCAAGTCTTCGCATAGCAATAAAAATAGCATTTGTGTCAGGAATCAAGATTTCATCAAGCTTAATTGCTTTATTTACTATAACAGATTCCAACAATTTATCCAGTACTTTACCTTTTCTGATGAGTTCTTGATTAGCAAGAAGATCTTCTTCTTTTGCTGTCATTTGTTTAATTTCTATTTCACCTGACGACAATATATGACCTTCTGGATAAAACCACCCTTTTGTTGGAAGTGGAATTATTTCAGTTGGATATTTTATTATATCCCTTGATTGTGGAATATCGGTAACTGCTTTAGTAACAAAGTCTGGAACATTAATTACTTGACGCCTAATTGGAATTGTTTGATTATTATCTGCCATAACTATCTTTGCCTTTCATAAAGATATATAGACAAACAACTAAATTTTTAGAATTTTATTATTATCTATTGTAAAACATTTTTAATGTATCCTTTTCTTTTTCTGTAAGGTTATAAGGAATTAAATCACCATCAGATTTGACAAGTTCATCCTGTTGTAACGTACTATACACACAACTTGGAGATTCTATATTCTTCTCATGTAGTTTTTCTTTTATATTATTATGTATTACCATTATTTCTGGCATTGTATTTTTACTGGAAAATGATAAACGTTTTGATTTGAAAAAGTATTTTAGAATAAGATATACAATAGCTGCAAGAACTATTAATTCCAATAAAATACCAGCTATAATTAAAAGAAATAGTATCATTATACATTAATAGCACCCGAAGATGCAGCAATTTGTCTATTCAAATCATCTATTTCTTTTCTTTTACCCGGAAGCTCGTCTTTTCTTTTTCTATCAACATCTGCCTTTTTCCATGCCAAATCTGCTGTCATGCCCTTTAAACTTCTTTCAGCCTGTCGTTTTTGTGCAACCAAATCCTGCTTCTGTTTAGTTGCATCTGCTCTTTGTTGTGATGAACTTTTTTCCCCATTCGAAGTACCAGACGTTCCCTTATCAGTAGTAGAAGAATCAGGCTCATTGATAGTAGTAGAATAATCTTCATCCATTATTTCTTCAAGAATTTCATAAACCATCTCTTTTAGTTTTCTTCTTGAATTATAAATTTCAGAAGAAGAAAAAGATTTTGATGGATATATTTGAGTTTCTGCGCCTACATCCGTCATAGCTGGTTGTGATGGTTCCTCTTCTGGTGACATAACTTGATGTGCCATTTTAAATTTTAATGTTATTAATTGATATAACCCTATATCAAACCAGCCAAATATCCATCTAAAGAATTTTTTCTTCTGGTCATCAGTATATTTCGTAGAACCCAAAACACTACGAATATTAGCCGTAGATACAGGATTTCCTTGAATTCTTGAATCATCTAACACTATAATATAGGCGTGTTCTCTAAATGGTTTCAAAATATTTTCATTTCCTTTATATGGTTGAAAATATTGAAGAGAACCATCTGGTTTTAACCATGTTTCTCTACTTTCTGTTTCTCGTGGTTCTGTTTGTTTTTTAATATCAACAGTACTTTTACTTATTACATTAAAACCTGTCGGTTTATAAATCATCGGAGAACGTTCCTTTTTTGCCTTTTTTTTCTTTTTTAATAAAGCTTCCACCACCCTTTGAATTTTTCCTGTTGTTCCAGCAACCATACCATCAACACTTGGACCTATTTTTCCCTTCCTCTTGGAAAACAATGCAACTTCTTTCTCATTAAAAACACAGATAGCTGCTATATGTTCTGCTGAAAAATTATTGAAAATTTCTACTGGCCTCCACTCCATAGCTCTTTCTATATTATCAGATGGTAACATAGAAATCTTAACTACTTGACCTGCCGAAACTCCATGTCTTACCCAAATCTGCTGTTTATCTCCAAAATTCAATGGCGCATCAGGCGTAGGCTCTCTATCTGTAGTAGCTATAAAACTATCAGGCCCTACCAACGATTTTAATCTTTTATAAACTTCCAAGTGAGCTCTAGTAGCTGGTTGAAAATTTCCCGGATAAATACCTATTTTTTTCATATATTTATATTTCTAAATTGTTTCCATGTTGCATGAAGAACTTTGGCTGCTACTTCCTTAGTTTTAAATTTATTTTTTGGTGAGGACCTGATAAGTTCAGCTCGTTTTGGTCCCATTACTATTCTTATTATATATCCATCAGGCTTTGATTCAATTACACCCAACAGTATAGAACCATAATAAACATCTGTAGGTTTACCAAAACCACTCATATCTGACAACCAATCAAAATCATGAAATCTATATTGTTCATTCATTTTACCTGTCAATTCAGGGTCATTTAATGGGTCACGAACTAAAAATGTCGGGTCATCAATAACAATACCATGACTATATCCTAATGTGAAATCTTCACTAATTAAATTATCAATTCCCCTTTCTGTAAAATTTACCCAATCTTCCATTATTGAATGTAAAAAAACATCTCCCAAATTTTTAGCATTTCTTATTTTAAAACCTATTTTATTTTTTGATACAGTACTTATATACCACGTATTATTTGTATTAACATAATAAATATAATTACGTTCATTTCCTTTTGACGAAAATATACTCCATCCTAAATCTGAAGGTTTAGACATTTTAAGTTTTCCAATTTTAACATAATCAGTAGGGTTTTCTATATTTCTTTTTTGCAATGATGCAATTATAATATGCATTACATTGATAACTGTATCAGGAGTTCCTTTAGGAGTATCCCACCTAGATGTAGTTATTATTTCTTTAATAAGACGTTTTAGAATTGATTTTTTCATCATTACTTAATTACTTCAAATTCATCTCTTGTTAAAGACACATAACCGTATTTACCAAGATTTACGATATATCTTAATTGATGAGATGTTAATGGTTGAGGTACATTTTTTTTACCCGTTGGACCAACAATTCTAAAATTCTTTGGACTTATAGCACCAACATTAAATCCTACAACAAGTTCTTTCACAAATCCTTCAGTACCAGCAGGAATTTTTATTCTGATTACTTTATCTGAATAATACTTTCTTTTAATCATAGTAGAGGGGACTTTAATACGAGTTCCCATTTTTGGAGAACTTGGGTCAATATTAAGAGGTACATGCTTTAATAATCCTCTCTGAGCTGAACGAACTCCTCTTACTCCTCCGATACCCTTTATTTTTTCATACTTCCCATATCGTCCTTCATTAAAATATTCTCTTATAATCTCTTTTATAAGTCCTTTTAATTGTGATGTTCTCATAAACATAAATATTGATAAATTCTTTATAACAAACAAAAAACCCCAGCCTCATGACTGGGGTTTAAAATTAAATGAAAGTAATTTGTTTTAATTCGGTAAGTATAATTAATACTGTAAAATAGCGTAATCGTAACTAACTGTAATAGTAATTGATAATGGGTCACCCGTATTAGTCCAATCAACTGCTTGAAAATTGCCATCAGAAACCCAAGCACCAACCATCGTCCATTCTTCCACCTTGTCACCTACAGGACCAAGGACGTTTACGGTAATATTTTTCTTATAGAAATCTTGATAACCATCACGACCTGTTACAGATTCGTGAGACAAACGAATCCATTCCATAACTGCTTGTGCACCAGAAGGAACGATTGCATCATACAATTCCATCGTAACTTCCTGCCAAATAGATTTACCCTTGTAATATCTCTGAAGGTTGATGTGGTCTAATGCTTTGCGTTCTTGTACGATGTGTGGTCTATCTGTCTTTCTTAGTAAAAAAGATGGAATACCATCAATATACAAAATAAAACGATTCTGAGTTTTTGGTTCATAAGCTGTCCAAAAAATCTCATTTGAATTTAGTAAGTCTGCCATAAAAAATCATCCTTATGTTGTGATGTTGAATATAAATAGTATCAAATTATGATTTTTCACACTTTTTTAACAGAAAAGAATCAAACGAAAAAGAATCAATCCATTCATCTATAGTATGAGCATCAAAAAAATACTTGTCGGGGTCAATTGTTTCCTTTGGATTAATCACATTGTATTTATTACGAAGATGAGCTATAACTTCTGCTCTTTGGTCCCTTGTCGGTTCTAATCTATAAGTTGACCAATATATTGTGTTAGTATTTGATTTATATCTCCATTTGATATCACCCCGTTCATCATCTATATCAGGGTGAGATACAGACCCAACCTCATAACTTATATCACTTTTCACACTTAAATCCCCAAAAGCTACACCAACAACAATAAATGGTTTATCTATTTTTTGTTCGTTTAAATTGTTTGATGGTGTTTTCTTGTTGGGGATAATATTGCCCATTTCAGGTAAACTTGTTTTTCTATCATATATAGTATTGATGGTATCCTTCATTTTTTTAAGGTCGCCACTATGTCGTAGAGCTTTAAATACAATATTTTCAACACTGAATTCTCCACTTTTTGCTAATCCAGCATTACGATAATTTCTTATAGATTTCATCAACGATTTTAATTGTTCAATATTTTCAGTTTGAATTAGAGTTTCAATTTTCTTATTTATAAGTTGAAATTTCTTACGAATTTTATCAGAATCCAATTTGATATTTTGTGGATTTGGCTCTAACAACCATTTACCATCATATAATGAATAAATTGAAGCTCCCGGTCTTGCTTGTTGTGGAGAACTGTTTGGTTCTCTTATGTCCTGAATATACATTTCAACAGGATGACCTTTTACTTCAATATCATGTTCGGTATTCCACTTGAATGCTAATCCATCCATGAATTTCCGAGCATATTCTTCGTTGATTTTTTCTTCAGCAATATCTATGACAACGTGCACATCTATATCACTTACGGGGGTCCAATTATAATTAGCTGATGAACCTAATAACAATATGTTATGAATTTCACCTTTTAAATCTGTGGAGTTATAAAAATCTTCGGCAACTTTCAACAGTGATTCTCTAACTTCAGGTTTAAGCTTTTTGCCTTTCCATAAGTTCGGGTCCAATATTTTATTGTAAACACGAAATTTCACTTAATCTTGTTTATGTGATTTATAACCTTTACCTTTCATCCACCATGCTAATTTATATGGATTAGTAATCTTTTTCTTCTTTTTGGCTTCTTCCACATCCACGGTTTCTTCTTTTTTCTTTTTTGGAGCCCACCTTTTAGCCCCACCAACAGAATGTTTCTTCATAGCTTTTACTGTTCCTTCCCACCCCGGAGGAGCTACTTCGTGAACATTGACTGGTGAAATTTCCTTCCCTTTTTCATGAGCCGAAACAAGACCATCAATTTCGGTTACTATTTTCTGAATTACTCCACCAATTTCACTAGCAGCATCTTTAAGATTTTCTTTTATCCAATGAGCATATGATTGTATTCTCTTCATAGACAGTATTTCTTGTTCTTCTTGATATTTTTCATCAGGAGCATCTTCAAATTCTACTTCTTGAATAGCTTCACGAATTATATCTCTTAAGAATTCTTTTTTATTATTCATATATTTACTTTCTGTTATATCTTTGTTGTCATTTTTATCTTCTTCCCATGCAATCCACATTTCATCAATCAATTCTTTAATTATTTCCCTAATTTGTTCTTTAGATACAACTGGTAATTTCGGAGCTGAATATGTGGATGGTTTATTTTGTTTCCAAAATCTAAATAAAATGTTTGCTTGTTTTGCAATACCACTGATAATTAAATCGAGTTGGTCAGCATTGGTGATTTCTTGCTTTTGTTTTCTATGATTCTCAACTTCATATCCAATACCCTCACGTTTAACAATATAAATTAAAGGTCCTTTTATACCTTCTTTACCATGAAAAAGAATAGATTGGCCGGGTTTCATATTACCAATCATATTCCTGAGTTCTCCTTCGTCAGTGGAAGTTCTACCTATTTCGTCACCCATTGCATTTATTCCAATCTTTCGAGGAATTTCATAGATAATTTCTGACACTTTTGATTTTTCCGTATTACCATGTTTCTTTAAATCGTGAGCGCTTTGAAATTTAATTCGCCAGTGTTCTCCGGGAATGGATTTTGGGTCTTTAGCTCTGTCTTTCGCATAGACATAACCAAATCCCTCCCCCATTTCTTCAGATATAACTTCATCAATTATTTCTTTAATTTTGGATATTTTCATAAATTATGCTAGCTAATGATGGGTTTAATATACGGGTCTTTGCTGCCGCTCTTTTTCAGCTTTTGCTATCTCTTTATTTGTCATTGTAGGGTCTACCAGACCAAGTTTTCTTGCCATAGAATAATTCCATGACCTCATAGTGCTCTCCAAAGTATCTTGAAATATCCAAGGATATTTGACTCGTTCCCAAGGTTTTATTCTTTGGATAGGAAGATTACTTTGGTCTGCTAAGCAAAACCCCCATTTAACTAAATCAGGACCAGTATAAACATCTCCTGTAAAATTATCATCTAACCATTTTCTTATATCTATGTAAAACGGTTTTCTTCCAAAATCTGCAAGATATTTTTTACGTCGCTGTTTAGATGTCAATCCCGATACATATGGCTGTATTTTCTTTAACTCACCACGCTTTGGTTCAAGCATTGTCAAAGGCAATTTTAATTGGTCTGGGTCTTCCTCACCACCACGTTCTCTACTTTTTTGGAATATAGCTTGCCATATTTGTTTAATAATCTTTTTTGCTATTTCGGGAGATGGTTGAACAATTTTAGTTCCAACTTGTCTAGATTGACTGGGCTGCCTAGACTGTTTTTCTTTTTCTACATTAACAAAGTAGTTTCTCCACCTTTTCTCTAGTGGTTCTCTTTGCTGTTCTAATTTCATGCTCATAATAAATATTGTTTTAATTGAGAAATAGTATCAGAAGCGGTTTTATGAAGAATGCCAATACCATCTTTCTTAATCCATTCCTGTATCACTATTAATGTATCATCTATAATTATGTCGCCCGATTTGGAATAGTGGCGTTTTTTATGCTTATTATCAACCAAAATTATATCATCCAATTGTAATGATGGAATATTGTGGCGAATCCACATCAATTTTCCTTGTGTAGTTTGTTTATCTATTTTATCTGATTTTCCTAATGCACTTAGAATTTTTGCTTTAAGAAAATTATTTGTGATGAAGTTCCATAACTCTTTACCACCAGCCATCCATTCCAACTCTGAAAAGAATCTAGCTTTTCCATAAGCATCTATTCTGGCCCACATTTCTGGGTCTGAAACATTTTCTGGGCGAATATTCGTGAGCTTGTAAAAACCACCCCCAAAGTCAGATAATACTCCATCCATATCACAATATACAGTTCTTCTATAATTCGTATCTTCCATATTAATATAAATATAAATTAAAATAACTTGACAAGTCATTATATTAAGCACATACTTGTACTGCTTTTATTAAAGTACAATTTAAAAATGTACTATAAATAACTATAATAGTGTACAAGAGATCCAAAAATTAGGCAATAATAATACTTTGAAAAGGATGTTTTGAAATAAATTTATAAGGAGACTTAATAAGTAAATTCAGACAATACAGTATAATTTTTTTCCAATGCTTTTAGGGAAATTTCTACTTCTTTTAAACACTCATTGATACTTCCACCGGTAAGAACAATTCCATTATAATGTTTCAGAAAATCCATTAAATCAGGAATATTAATCATATCATCTGCTCCATTCAATAAAGCGATTAATTCTTCTTTCGTCCACGGATGATGTT